TAATGTTGGTAGTATCGGTTGGTGTTGCATTAGCTAAAACAGAACCTGAAGTATCGATGGCAGTACCACCTGAATTTGTAGTAGTTGGTGTACCTGTAGTTGAATTACCTAATCCAAGCCCGTTCATAATGCTATTACCCAGACCACCAAAGCTAGCACCCGTAATACCCAAGCTACCCAACAAACCACTTGCTGCACTTGGGACACTTGCCAATGACCCGATCATAGACAACGGAGACATTTGATTTTGTTGTGATACTGTAGTTGGGGCATTTACAGAGTTTATTAAGTTTGCGTAGTTTAACGCCCCTTGATATGGAGCATTCATTTGTGCTGCGCCAGTTGTCAAACCAGCTGTAATACCTTGGTTAGCAACGTTACCAAGAGTGCCGGCAGCAGTAGCGCCGGTAGATTGGTTTTGTAAAGCAGCTTGCATTTGTTGTGCTGCTAGTGTATCAAAAGCATTTGCTCTTGATGTATCTACAGCAGTTTGACCACGAAGGCTTCCAAAGTTTCCGGAACCAATTGCGCCAGCTTCAGTACCAGCAGTCTGGTACGGTAGTAGTTGGTTTAATTGCTGGTTCTGTGCTTGGAACAAGCCACCCATAGCAGTTTGGGTGTTTGGGGTCACAGCACCAGTTGTTGGATCTGTTATCCAAGGGTTGGCAGCGCCAGAAGCAATAGTATTTAAACTGCCTTGTGCTTGAGTAAATGGGTTGGCCGCGCCCGGTTGTAAAGTATTAACCGCACCTTGAGCAGCAGTTTGACCAAATGCCGGGGCCGCACCTTGAGCAGTACCAGCTTGGGAAATAACATTTTGCTGCGCCGTATCCATCCATGTTGGTAACGTTGTCTGTACTTGTTGAGTATCAGTCAACATGTTATTCAAACCAGAAGAAGTTGTTGTTCCTGCCATTATGCTCTCGCTTTTTGTTTTGCTTTTAATAAGTAAGCTAACGCACCCTTAGAATCTGGGGGCAGATGCTTAGCGTCGTGCTTTTGTTTATGTTCTCTAACTGTCTTTAAAAATGCGTCTAATACATGCGCACCACTTTCGTTACTACCNTTACCTAAACTAGATACTACGTCGGCAGGTATAACAAATTCGCCGTTTGCCAACATAGCTGGAACGCTATCGCTAGTGCCATCACCAGGACCTTGCACAAACTTATTGTGCAATGAATTTAACCCACCTTCACTAAAGAATTGTGGGTTATGTCCTTCTGGTAGCGTTCTATCTTGCATAGATTGGCCACCAGCTTGTAAATGCGGTACATTAGTTAACGGTGATCCGTGCATACCAAACAAATTTGCGTGTGTTGTTTGGTGCCCACGTAATTGTTGTGAGTTCATTGGTAAATCACCACCATCTGCTCTATGAATTATACCACCATTTTTAGCTTGTTGAATTTCTTGCAAAGATAATGGGTTTGGAGCTGGAGGAGCATAGTTATATACTTGCTCAGCAGGGGCGCCAAATAGGGATGCAACTTGAGTACCTTTTAGCAAGGTAGCTTTTGGTGCTGTTGGTTTAGTTGCCACAGTAGGTTTTCCTGATGTTGTCGTTGTACCTGTACCTGTACCTGTACCTGTACCTGTACCTGTACCTGTACCTGTACCTGTACCTGTACCTGTACCTGTACCAGCTAAAATAGAGGCCACAACAGCTGCTGCTCCAGCATCTGCTGCCACATTAGATCCGCCACCTGTTGTGGTAGGTGTTGTGGTTGATGTAGAAGCCCCACCAGTGGTAACTGGCGTGGTAGGAGTTGTGGTTGCTGTAGAAGTTCCGCCAGTAGTAACTGGTGTAGTAACTGGTGTAGTAACTGGTGTAGTAACTGGTGTAGTAACTGGTGTAGTAACTGGTGTAGTAACTGGTGTAGTAACTGGTGTAGTAACTGGTGTAGTTGTTCCAGCGGATGGTACAGTTGCTGGTGTTGTTACCGGAGTAGTTACCGGAACAATAGCAGGTACTGTAGAATCTGTCGGTGGCACAACAGCTGGTGTAGTAATTGGAGTTGTTACAGGAACTGTTACCGGAGTGGTTGTATCCGTTGGGGTTGCTGTAGACGCGGCAGTTACCACATCGGTTGGGTTGGCAGCTGATGTTCCGGACTGCGCAGTTCCCGAAGTTTGTACTGTGCTTGTTCCGCTTACTGGAGATGGAATATCCGGTGTTGTAACTGGAGCAGTTACCGGAGTAGTTATAGGTGTTGGTACTGGTGTTGCGTTATCAACCACCGTCCCTGTACCGCTACCAGTTCCTGTTCCACCAGTTACAGCACCAGGTCCTGTACCAGTGCCTCCTGTGCCGCCAGATGTGCCTGTTACTCCCGGTGTTGGTGTTGAAACTGCGCTTGTTCCTGTGTTTCCTGTATTTGTTCCAGTTCCAGAAGAACCCGCTGTTCCAGTGTTGCTTGCAATAATACTAGCAACTAAATCACTAGCAGTGGTATCAGTAGGCGTTAGTGGCACATAAGCTGAACCATCTTGGTTAACTGGAGTTCCGTTATTGTTACTAAACCCCGTTGGGCTTGAGTTATCAGCAAACGCTTCAGGAGCTATTGGTGCTAAATTTGAACCTGGGGTTCCAGATTCACTTCCACCCGGTGTGGTAACTAATTGAGCATCCCTAACAACATTGCCTTGTTCGTCTTTAGTAGTGCCGGGCACAACTTGAGGTGTTATAGAAGACACAATACCCGTTCCATCACCAGCTACTTGACCAGATTGCCCAGTAAATTGTGAAGTAGAATCCGAAGTGATTACTGCGCCATTAGAATCCAATGTTACTGTGCTGCCGGTTGTCACACCTGTTGCTGGTATTGTAGTGACACTACCGTCTGTACCCAACACTGCGGCTGTGTTTGTTGCTGGGTCAACACCAATAACAACACCAGTAGGTGTTGGTGTGGCTGCCGGGGCCGGTACAGGTGTGGCTGCTGGTGCAGGTTGTGATGCAGCATCAATAGGAGATGCAGCTGTTGTATCAACAGGGGGCCCAGCAACTGTTGCTGTGGCATCAATCGGGCTTGCCGCAATATTTGATGCTAAATTAGAAGAAGTTGGCAATGGACCAACCTGTTCTTGTGGTGTTGTACTTGGGCCAGTATTGGCGCTTGGTGGGGGAATAATAGCAGACGGTGCTTGAACTGTTACATCTGGTACATTCATGCCGGATACTAACTGACCATTAGCAATTTGAGACAACCCGCCTAATGTAGTGCCCAATTGATTGGCAATACTGCTTAGTGTAGATTGATCGTTTTTGTATGTTGCTAAATTAGTATTTAGTGTATTTGTAGCGGTTGTTGCTGCAGTCTCTAACGGTGCAACAGAAGTTTGATATAAACTTTGTAAATTTGTATTTGCTGTACTAAATGCAGTATTGTCTTGTGTAAACTGATTTGCAGCCGTAGTATATGCTGCTCCAGCAGCATTAGCAGCATCTGCAGTAGCTTGAGTTGGATTTGCTTGGTACGCAGCGTATGCTTGATTCCAAGCTGTTTGAGCGTTTACAGCAGCTGTATATGATGTACTTGCTGTTTGTTGCAAATTTTGTAAATCAGAATATTGCTTATCGTAACCCGTGCTTGTTATAGCATTGTTTAACGCGGTTTGTGCTTGTTGAGCATTTGTTAACGCAGTGTTAGTTGCATCTGATTGGTTTTGCGCCGTTGTTTGCGCAGAAGTATATTGGCTTAATTGATCTGCTGCAGTATTTCCAAGTATGTTTCCCTCAGCAGTTAACTGAGAACCAAGCATAGCATCTGTTGCTCCGGAAGTCAATCCAGAAATAGTTCCGTTTGATAGCGCATCGGCTGTGCTTTGGTCAACATTGCTTGGTATTGAAGCAGTTGGTGCAGTTAAGCTATTTAGGCCAGATTTAACTGCACCTGCGCCAGATCCAACTGCCGCTCCCACAGCGCCAGCTTCTGCACCAGCTGCAATGTTTGTTCCCTTAATAGCAGCATTAGCAGCACCTGTTGCGGCACCAATAATTGTGTTGGTAACTGGTTGGGGTAAAACATCAGCTAAAGAAGCATTAGCTTGACCACCTAAACTACTCAGCCCGTAGCCAACAGCTGTGTTTGCTAAAATAGTTGCTGGGTTTCCACCAGCGGCAATTGCTTTAGTGGCAGTCAATAAAGCTGAAGCAACGGGGGTACTTAATGGTTGGCTTAAACCCAACTCAGTGGCAAACGCCGGAGAAGTTAAACTTGATAATGACGCACCAGTTAATGCGCCAGTAAATGCACCTTGCAATACACCAGATAAAATTGGTGTGCCCTTAATTGCACTGTTTACACCACCTAATGCGCCACCAGTTAAAGCACCAGTTCCGGCAGCATTCAACATTGCACTTCCTGCGGAAGCTCCAGCGCCCAAACCTAATCCAGCAGCTGCTTCTGTACCTGTTATTCCAGCAGCAGTTCCGGCACCAGTTAAACCCACACCGGTACCAACTCCGACACCCGTAGCTCCAGTTCCTAAACCCAGTCCTGCTGCAGTTTCAGTTCCCGCAATGCCAGTGGCGGAACCGGCACTAAGACCTACGCCAGCTGTTGTAGTTCCTGCACCAGCCCCAATACCGGTACCAGCACCTATTCCCTCACCGACTGCAGCACCTTCTGTTAAAGCCGGAGCTAAATAAGGAGCTGCAATAGCTAGCGCAGCTACGCCTAAAGTAGCCCAGCCACCAGGAACAGCAGAGCGTACTGATTTATCAAGTTGAGCACCAATATTTCCGACATCTTGAACGAGATTAGATACGGCATTACTAGCTTGTTGAAAAGCATCAGATACCCAGGATACCGGATTCCAGCCGCTCATAGATCAGCCATCCATAAATAACCTGGTTTATCAGATTTTTGAATATTAAGTCCAAATTTTTCCAAAATTTTCAGTGTTTTATTTAACACTGGGCCACCATCTTCGCCGTACATCCGTTTAAATCCAGCGTGTCTTACTTGATTTACAAAATACTTAAGTGAGGATTTAATTTTTAAGGGGGAATCTGCTGTAAAAATGCTGACTTCTGCATTTTGCTTATCTAAATTAGTTATAAACAAAAGGGAGTCACCGTGTTGAATTAAATGGGCTGCATTCTTTTGTATCATCAACATCATTGTTTTCATTAGATGTGCAGTATCATCTGGCCCATGGCCAAATCGTTTATGATCCGCAGCAATAATTTGTGATGGTGTCATATTAAATAGAATTGTGGTCTACATCTACTAATGCAAAAAATAGGGTTTTTTCGCCCTAGTTAATGGGATTTACCGTTAATAATCAAGGTTACTTCTTTAGCCCAATCTTGCCAGTTTTCAAAGTCATCTGGGGTGGGGACAGGAAAAGCGGAAAAAGTAAACGTACTGGCAATTACACTAGCAGTGTCTTTCCAGTTTTCTTCGGGGTTGTACGGTACGTTAAGCTGACCATAGTAAATAATAAAGTTACCATTCCAGTCTTCCCAGCTTGACATTTCTGGTACAAACGGAAAGAACTGTTGGTTATTCTTATTGACATAAATTGTCATGGCCGCATTCTAGGGTCTTTCGTCCCCAAATTCGCAGGTAATCAGGTTACGGCCCATCTCATAGTTGCCGTTAATCTCATTGGATTCAAACTTCAAACGAATTAAACGATGCTCAACACGAAGGTCAATCTTGCCAGTATCTTGGGTAAAGTAGTATGGACCAGAATCTTCTTCCAAGGCACTAGAAGCAAACTTACGACCTAAAATGGTCATAGACATGGTACCAGTTTGTAAAAAGTTAGGCTCAACACGACGTAAGTGCATACGGCGGTTAACGCCCACTAAACCATCTTGGCTTGGGTTACCCGTTAACCAACCAATATCACTGGTAGTAATGCTAGAATACACGGCAGTTTCATCGTTTAAATTTACTTGATTTTGACCATACTCATGCTGCCAGATAGTAAACCCACCAATTTGTTGGTACACCAAAGCACCGGGTACAACTGTAATTGGTGACTGTTCTGTAAACGTCACTAAGGTAACACCTGGGGCACCAATAGTGGTGTTAATAGTAAATACCGCAGAACTTACTTGATATGTTGAGTTATAGTCCGCAGTCTTATCAAATGTGATAATAGTGCCGGGACTAAATACAGGAGTAACATCACCAGAAAGATACATTTGATCTGTAGTAGGTGCAGGTAAACTAGCTGGATGTGTTATTACTGTGTATGGCTGACTAAATGATGGTGCGTAGTTCCAATCAGCCCAAATAGGTGTTGGAAAAATCTCAGTGGTGTATCCACAGGATCTTTGTGAACCGACTGCAGAACCTGAATCGTACCAGAGTTTATCTTTGGTATTATAGATAATAGCATCGGTACATTCTGTAGCAGTACCTCTAGGATAAAAGAACCAAATCTCATTGTAACGGGGAACCTTAGTTGCCCATACTTTTTGGCGCTGCGTATAGTTAATGTTGTCAAATAGCCAGTTTACATTTTTATCGTTAGGTACTACTTGTACACTACCGTTGTAGGCATAAAAACGATCAACACCCATCCACCAATACACGCCATCCATCTCGACCACAGCATTAGATGACATGATTGAGATTTGGCTAGAAATAATATCGTAGTTCCAAAACTGATTTGTGGTAGTGGTACCAGAAGCCGAAGAGTTAAAGGAAACACGAATAAGACTATCAGTTGCCCAAAACAAACCAGCGGGTGAGTTAGTACCTCCACGCATTGGCATACCTTTAACAATTTTGGAAGAAGATACGTTGGCTTGGTTGGCTAATGGGCCATTCCAATCATAAAAGTTTTGATTTAAATACGTGCTACTTACGTTGTTGTTAGCAATATAGCCATGTGACCCATATACAAATATAAACGGATACAGTACTGCAACACCACCATCAACGCTAATTGGCTGATATGTTGGATTGGCCCCAGCACTATCAGATAAACCGCTAAAGTTCCAAGTATTTCCTGTTGACGGAGCGATATTACCAACTAATACTTGTGATGTAACACCGCTATCAATATCATTAAGATTAAAACCAGGGTGCGCAAACAATGAAAGATTGCCACCTTGGGGACTAAACTGAGAGTCAAACTGCCAAGTAATGCGATATGGCCCGGACTGTGGATCTTCAACAAACGTGGGAGTGTTATTTAACCAAACACTTGTGGGGCTTCCAGTAATTGTTGTGGTTACAGTAACGGTTGTGTTTGGTGCTGTGTATACCGGCGTTCCGGTTGTTGTATAGTTAACTGGAGAAGTTTGACTAAATATTACTTTTGTGCCACTTGGAAATAAAGATCTAACATCACCAGCAACTACAAACGTAGTAGTCACACTAGATACAAGAGTAAACTGCACCGTGCCCGGTAAAATATTTGCAGTAAACGGACCGGCACCTGTACCGTAGTTAATACCACACGTAAATACATCAAGCTCTTGATACGTACCAGCAAAAATATAGTTTACGCCGTTGTATGGTTGTGAAATCATACCACGATAAATACCTATGTTACTTGTAAACAGCGTACGATAGCCCCCCATTTTCTTGGGATCACCACGTTGAAAACGACACCACACACCATCTGTGTATTGGTCGTTTTGAAACTGCGTACCATCGCGCTTAATCCCAGCCGGTATTGCTAGGCTGTAAATTGAAGTATATTGTGAAGTATCTTGTTGCTGATTATCAGCCGCCATTTAGAACGTTCCACCGCTAAGAGTTGTTGCGTATAGTCTTCCGTTTACTGTCACTATTGGGGCAGATAAATTGGTCGCATTAATATCAATAATTTCGGCGCCGTTTGCCGCTAATCCTAAAATACCAGTTCCTGTTAAATACATGCCTGTTGAATTGTCATTAAGGAATGAATATGAAGGTGCTCCAGCAATTCCGTTAATAGCTTTAAATGAACTAGATGACGAGGAATTTAAAATGTATAAAAACTCACCATCACTTAGTATGGTGTAAGTGTTTCCAGTGGTTAACGCCAATGGTGTTTGACTACTTCCTTGATTTTGAAATGTAACACTGTATCCAGACTGATTAGTATTGTTAACTAAAATGTACAGCTGAGTAATTGCTGGAAATGTTACAGCTAATGTTTGTGTGCGAGTACCAGATTGTGCTATGTATGTTTGAATAATTGGTGCATTAGAAACAAGATTAAGTGTATTTCCAACAATAGCATCAACGTCATAAGTAGCGGAAGTAAACACTACGTTATTAGGGGTTACCCAACCAACTGTAATAAATGCGCTAGCACTAATATCATAAAAAATAAATCCTGAATCACCCGGATTTGTAACAATAGTTGTTTTGCCGTTAATTAGTTGCGGGGAGCTTGGTGCAAATGTAAGTGCGCCGGACCCACTATTTCTAAATCCAATAAACCACCCACGCGACAATGTCGATACGCTAGGTAAATTAAAAGTAGCAACACCAGCTGTCCAGTTATATGTTACGGCACGACTGGCGTCATTTATTACTGGAACAGTAGAAACATCAGCAATGTTTTGAGTTGTAGCTAGTTGGCCACTAACAGTAGTTAAACCAGCACCAGCTAATGAGGCTGCATCTGCAGAAGAAGTGCCAGTTCCAAATGTTACATTGTTCCAAGTGCCTGCGGTTGTAGAATTATCGGTGAGATAAAAGTATTTAGATACGCCAGCGCCAATAGTTACGGAATTACCGCCTAAAAAATCTTTAACTACAAATGAACTTGAGCCAAGATTGCGAAATAAAATATCAGCGCCTAGTGTTCCTTGATCACCTTCAGGAAGAGTGATAGACAGACCACTAGTAGAAGGGGTGCAATCAATAATACGGGCAGCAACAACTTGGCTACCATTAACAGTTGAAGGCCAAAAGAGAGCTTGATTTGAACTAAATGGGAGNGCAAGATAGGATACATCCGTTGGGGTTACAACGGTGCCTGTAAAGGGTGANGTGTATACTGGTGTGGTCATCTATTATGGTTCCTGAATCGTTGTATTGCGATCAATACGACGTGAATTATCTTCTTTTTTGAGTGCTGCAAGTGCGTCGGTGTAATAGCTTTTCCAAACAGGCAATTTGTCTATTGCTTTTAAATAGCCTTGTGCTTGCAATAAAGCGCCGTATAACATAGCTTGTGGTGCAATCGAAGTCCACAAATTTTGTTGGTTAGAAGTATCTAATGGTTGAATTTCAGCGTAGTAGATAATTTCTACAGGATAGCTTTGGTTTGGCACCGGTGCAAAGTTCCAATTGCTATAATCATAGTCAGCGTAATAAAGTGGAGTGCCTGGTTGAGATTCTGCTTGGTATTGCGCTATATAATCTTGACTGCGCAACAGCACAGGCTGTCCGTTAATCTTCATTGAAACAGTTTTGCGCCAACGAGCAGGTTTATTTAAAACTGCTACGTTTGATGTAAGATTAGTTTCCACCACAATTAATTGTAAGAATGTCTTTAACTCAGCGGCAATTGAAGATTCTGCCAAAGCAATTAAGTTAGGAATTTGCGCAATGAAATCTGGATCATTACGCTCCATATATTGCTGGATGTTTAGCACAAGGCTGTCATATGACATTATCACACTCATTTTAAAACCTCGTATCCATACTTAGCTGCATTTCTGTAAATCCTATTAGTTAATGTGGAATATTTAATTCCAAGGTAGCTGGCTAAATCTTCAAAGCTGTTAACATACCCCTGACTAAACATGTCAGTGTGGTTTTTATGACGAATCCAATACAAAGAAGCACTCATCTCGTATAATACGCGATGTTGGGTTGGAAATAGATTGGTGACTTATCGCGCTCTTCTTCACTAGCTTGTAAGAATGCTTTGTCAGCTTGACCTTCTAAGTATTGAATACGTGGCATATCTACACCTGGAAGTTGTAACGACATAGCGTGAGATAAACTCTTCTGAATTGAGTTTATCCAACGGTCGGGCACATAGATTTGATTTGTCAATGTACCAACGTCTTGCATTTGAACTTCAACAATTAGTTGGAACATTTGGTATGGGTTGTTTGGGACCGGCCAAAGATACATTGAGGGCTCAATAGTACGATCAAACCAATACTGTAGGGAACGAACAGATGGAAACTGTTTATTTGGAAGGTTCCAGTAATCATCGCGGTTTAAGCGGGCTAATGGAATAACTTGTTGGCTAGTGGAGAACACCACTTGGCGTACAGAATAGCTAGACGCTACAGTCTCACGCAGGCGCCAGTAAAGATGTGGCTCGGTGGTTGAAATGTTGTAGTACTGCCATTCATAGTCAGACATTGTGATTGCTGGGAACTGTTCTTTTAAGAACCAGTTAACTCCATCATCACTGTATTCAAATGCTAAATTATAGGTTTGAGTTGTATTTGGAGCATAAGCATTCCAACCAACATAATATACGCTTTGTGATTGCTGATAAGTAGAACCAAAATAGTTTGCGTATCCCAGTGTAGAAGCTGGTGTAGATAATGTTGGACTTAAATCAAATGCTGCTGGGGATTCTGGATTGTCCGCGGGTAAATACTCAGAAGCCTGAATGTTCTGTACATACACCCAGTTAGCTTCACGAACGTCAATAACTGTTTTTGGAAGAACTAGCTGTTGTTGCTGGGTTAGAACACCGTATAGTTGGTTTTCTAAGAGCCAAAGGTTGACACCGCGGTTAGATAAGTTTTGTAAATTGTAAAAAAGAGCCTGTTTGGCTGCTTCTACGTATTCGGGCGTGACCTCTTCTGCAGTTTTACCTGCATCACGGTACGCATAGGAAATTAGCTGGTCAACATTAATTGTGGTGTTGCCCGTGGTGTTTGAATACGCCATTTAGCGCCCTCGGCCAGCGGCCCTTTTAGTTACTTTGTTTGGTAATTTGTTTGATGCGGGTCCAGCCTTAATAAACTCCTTGGCAACCTTTTTGGGGATGCCAAGGGTAGATTTACCAGCCGCAGCGGCGTACATTGCTTTTTGTTGGTCTTTACTTACTACTGGCAAAATATTCTCCTTGTTTGTGGTGTTTGCTATTTACACCACCAAAAAGCTCTGAAAAAGCTCTATGGGTTAATTTGTGGCAGGTTTTGCATAAAGTTATTCCGTTTTCAACTGTTTCTCGTAGCTTTGGAAAAAGACTATACGGAGCTTTGTGATGTGCTTCTAGTAAGCCCCCATTTTTGAAACACTGTTTGCAGGTAAATTTATCTTTTGTAAATACTGCGTTGCGCCACTCATTTTTTTCTGGACGTGGCCTATTTTTCAACAAACTTCTGTCTTCAATCCATTTAAAATGTTTTTCGCGTTTATGGCCTTTTTTGGCATTTATTTCTGGGGTATTATTTTTATCCCAAAGTTTAGTCATATCTAATTTTTTGCCGTTAAATTTTGCTCGGCAAACTTTACTACAAAACTTTTTTCTTTCTATATCTCGAGTGTTGTTAAGCTGTAAAGTCCTATTGCACTCTAAACAATACTTAACAACACGTTTAAACATATTAGCACTTACCTGCTTTGCCGCCACGCTTTTGCATTGGGATTGCGCCAGCTGGACTTACACCACCCGGAGCTTGTGGCATTGGGTTTGGTACTGGTGGTTGTGCTGCTGTTGCAGTGGCTTGTTGTTGAGCCAATTGAGCTTGTTGTGTTGGGCTTAAATACTGAGCAATACGCTTCTTGCGCTCTTGGTCTTGTGCCATACCAGCCAAACCACCACCTAAAGCACCACCAATTAATGCACCGCTTGAACCACCAGTTTGCATCTTTTTAACATTACCACCGCATTTAAATTTTGCTACAGTGCCTTCAGCTTTAGCTTTACGGCCTTTTACAGCGGCGCTAGGCGCATCTGGAGTTTTTCCAGATTCTTTGCTTTTAATATATGGATCTTTGTGGCTGGATGGCTTGCTTTTTTCTTTAGCTACATCACTACCAGCAAACGCAGGTTTTGCGGCAGCTTTAGACGGAGCATCAGCTTTTTTATCGCCAGTTACTGGAGTCTTAACTAATCCACCAGTTTTCATCTTTACAATCTTTTTGAATCCGTCCATAATTTCCTCGAGGTTATTGGTTAAATGGGTGATCAGCCCTTATATCTACTAATGCAAAAAACAAGCTGTTTTCGCCCTAAATCTTGGCTAAAAACAGTTCTCTTTCACGCTTACGGCGGTTTTCTAAAACCGCAGGTTTATTCCACATCAAGATGGCGTCAGCGGCACCTTGTACATCATTGGAGTTAATTTTCTTTACAACAGTGGAGTTCTTAAATGCAGTAGCCCCAATATTGAAGCACAAGCTGTACAGGGCGTCGTATTGCTTCTGACTGAGGGGTACCCTCACCGAGCTCTCTACGGCCTCGCTACACCACCTTAAATCGCTTCTCAGGAGCTCTTTGACCTGCTCGTCTGTCAGTGTGGCGTTGACCAGGTGCTGCTCACTGTCTTTGATAAGGTGCCCTACACCGATGGTCAGTAGCCCCTTAGAGTCCTTGTAGGCCTTGTTTCTAAAGCCTTCTTCATTGGTAATGAAGGATAAAGTGGACTCTGCAATGGCCATAATGTTCTCTTCGATATGGGTGAATTTGTTTGTTAGGTGGATTGCCGCGAAGACTCCAAGGCACCACAGTACTACAGCAACTAGCTTTTTCATTTTACTCCTTACTTTGCGTATACTAATACGCAAATTGGGGTTTTAACTAAACCTATTGTGCTTTGATCTGTTATCAAACGCTGGAATAGCTCTTAAATTATTGGGTACATGAAAGCCAGACACATTGATACCTTGCAAAGGGATAATATGATCAACTTCCCATTTTGTACCAGTTAATTTGGTCAAAATGGCAGCCAATTTATATTCGTTTTCCATGCGCTCAAAATCAATTTCAGTAAGCCAAGTTGGAGTTCTGTGTTTTTGAGCCACTTTTCTTTTTCTATTATTAGCGTTTATTTTTGCGGTATTTTTGTTGCTCCAGTTAATTTGAGTTTTTTTTATTTTTTCTGGATTGTTTTTTCTGTACTCAGCTTGGACTAATAACCTTTGTTCTCTTGTTTTTTGATGGTACGCTTTTTTATTTGCTAAAATACGAACTTTATTTGCGTAATACCATTTTAACGAAGATGATTGTTCCATGGTGTTATTGCAATGAATCGTATTGTAAATAGCAAGCCTTTAAGGCTTCTCGGATTGTATCTGCTCTAGCGGCTTCCCGAAGAGCCAATTCTGCGTCCTCTGCATAAAGCTGGGATCCAGTACAGTAGTTGGTAACTTGTCCATTTGCGGCGCCTTGGGCGCGACTGGGACGTTTACGCAGCTCGCTAATAGCATCGACAAGCTGAGCGTTAATAGAAGTAATCTGAGCATCTTTGTCTTTCCTTATTTGGTCTGCGGCGGCTTGGTGTTCTTCTTGGAGCGTTTGGGTAAGGGCTTGTTGGCTCGCCTTGTAGCGATCGAATCGCGCAGCTTCCAAGCTAAAGCCAGTATAGCCAGCCAAAAATAAAAGTGCAGCAAAAAGTCCAATTTTGACACTGTCAAGTACTCCTAAAGGAAACATTACTCACCACCAGGTTCTGTTTTAGATTTCATCATGGTCGACGCGCCACCCGCTCCCGAAACAATTCCCAGAGCCTCTGCAAGTTCTCGAAGGCTGACCTGCGATGTGGACACCTCGAAAGCAGCCAAAGCAATAACAGTGATGGTACCAAGTAACCAAGTAACTCTACCGATATCATACGTCTGATTATCTTTGCCAGTTAACAGTTGCTTGAGAAATGTTCTCATTTTGCTCGAAGGGCATCAAGTTTATCCTCGATACGGTGAACTGCTTTTAGCACCTCATCCCAGCGGCTTGCAAAGTCTTCTTTTTTGACGTAGTTGTCTGCTAGGTGTGTCCGGATATCAGTCAGGTCGTCTTTCAGATCCTGAACAGCGTTCCAGAGCTCCTTGCAGAACCAGCCAATGGCCACGCAGATAAGAGGTAGCACTGTGTTGATGAGAGTTTGGAGATCCATGGTTTAATACTTTCCTTCAGCAAATACATTTACAAATACTGTGCCATCTTCTAATGCTTCAATTTCATGGAACTTACCAGCAAGAAGATTGACAGGAGTAGTATTTTTATCAGCAATTAATACTTTTCCTTCTTGTGTATATTTGCAAGAACCAGCCATACAAGTAGTAACATGAGAATAAGCATGAGAATGAATAGGAATTCCTTCACCTTTATTGGCATGATAAACTTTAATAGAAGCGCCATCATAAGTAAAGTCATGCTTAGGGTCTATTCTAATAACCATTACAAAACCTGTGTACCAGATGTTGCTGGTTGATTTAATGCTGGTGTAGGCACTTTTGGTTGTGGTTCATTAGTTGTTAAAACTGTTCCATCCCAAGTAAACCCAATTTGTCCAGCACCTATTTGTTCTTTTAAAACATAAACAAATGGTTTTGTACTAATATCTAATTCCCAAATCATTGCTGGAGTGGTAGAGCAAACAAGCATAGTTGTATTTTCTGGGGGTTGCCAAGTATTTGTATTACCATCCCACATTACAGTATTAACTGCAACATTAGTGGAATTATCTACTTCAAAATATTGTTGAACTGTCATTTTATTTTCCTATTACCATTCAAAAATTACAATGCCTTGATAGCCTGAACCACCAGCATACCCGCCAGGAACACCACAATTATTGTAGCCATATCCACCACCACCACCAGCGCCATATGCAGTAGCA